ATATATATAATAATAAAGGGTTGAAAGGTTTTAAAAGATTAAAAGGTTTTAAACCTTAATATCAATGTCAAACTATTTGAAGACAACCCCCCTGCCTTACTACTTTAAAGGTAAGTTATTACAATCTTTTAGAAAAAACGATTACACAAAGGAAGAGAAGCTAGAAATAGTAATAAAACTAAACCAAGAATACGCTGCCGGAATGTTGCCGGTTTCAAAATTAATATGGATTTATGAAAATGATTGTTTTGGTAAATATACCGTTCAATTAATAATTGACGATATGCTAGAAAAAGGAATTATTAAGCTAAATCCTATTACCCTTGACAAGCGAACATTTAGAAAGAAAAAAACAATATTTGACTGGTAATGATGCAACACTGTGATAATTATGTTACTCTACTAGCAACAACCCTTTCAGCTAGTTTTTATAAAGTTGCAACTTCGCTTGAGGGCGGTTCTTCCTTTCTTTACCGCCCCAAGCCCCAAGAAAGGTAAAACTATGGCCGGAAGAAAAAGAAAATTAACCGATAAATTAGCTGATAAAATTCTTGATTTGATAGCCGATGGTTTAACCATTAGACAAATATTTGAAAGGGAAGATATTAATTATACTTGGACAAGTTTTAGGAAAGAATTAGTTAGCGATTCAAATTTAATGGATAGATACCAAAAGTCAAAAGAACTTGCTATTGATTTAGAATTGTCAAACTTGAAAGACAAAAGACTAGAACTAGAGGCAAAAATAGAATCCGGTGAAATAGACGGCAAGGCCGGACAAAATTTAGTTAATCTTTATAAAATTATTGTAGCTTCAAGCCAATGGTCGGCTAGTAAGTTAGCAAGTAAAAAATATGGAAAACAAGCGGAAGTTTTGACGCTTAAAGGTTCACAAAACGAACCAATTAACATTAGTTGGGACTTAAAAGGGTAATTATATGCCGATATATTAGTATTTAATTAATATTTTTATTACTTGCATTGGTTTAAAAGTATTAGATTTATTGAATGTTTGCTATTTCTTGCACAAACAAAAAGCAGTTTATATATGTAAGGTGTTCTTGTTTTGTTCTTGAATGATTCTAATTAGCAACAAAAGAGCTGATAACTCCAGATTATCGGAACTTTATTATCAGTAATGATGAATTATCGTTAGTAATAATTTGGCCATAATTGGTTCTATTTATAAAATCTGGGGGGTTTTGAGCGACCGGCGTCCCTTTTTTGCCGACCGGCGTTTGATAAAAATAAATGGGTGGTATATACAAATAAAATGGATGATTACATATTAAAAACAATAATCTTTATTATGAAAGATACTAAAACCAATCAACCGGTTGTAGTTTCACACTTTCAAGGTTTCAAAGACGATTCGGAAGCTAAAGATTTTTCGGAATTTTTAAAAGATCAATTTATGCAACAAGAAGACTTTTACCCTAATACAACATTACATTAGGGGGGTTTTGTTTTAAAATGAAACAAATTGTAATCCCATACTCACCTAGGGAAATCCAAAAATTTTTGCATCAAAAATGCGATATGAACCGATTTAATGTTGTGATTGTTCATAGAAGAGGCGGTAAAACCGTTTTTGCTATAAACCATTTAATCAAGGCGGCCTTGACAAACAAAAACCCCTATCCAAGATACGCCTTTATTTCGCCATATAGATTGCAAGGAAAAAGTACTGCTTGGGACTATCTAAAACAATTTTCTTCTGCGATTCCAGGTACTAAGTTTAACGAATCAGAACTAAGGGTAGATTTTTCGGTCAACAATAGCCGTATTCAAATTATTGGAGCTGAAAATAGTTCGGCTATTAGGGGACAATACTTTGACGGTATTATTGTGGACGAAACACAAAATATTAGCCCTGATTTATTTGATACGATACTAAGGCCTTGCTTATCCGACCGTAGGGGCTTTGCTATTTTTATCGGTACGCCAATGGGTCGTAATTGGTTTTTTGATTTACATGAGAAAGCTAAGACACAAAAGGATTGGTTCACATGCGTTTTCAAAGCTAGTCAAACAAAGATAATACCAAAGGAAGAATTAGAGGCAGCCAAACTTGCGATGTCGCCGGAATCCTACGAACAAGAATTTGAATGTTCATTTCAAGCCGGAATTAGCGGTTCTTATTTTGGCAATATAATTGAAGAACTTGAAAAGGAAGATAAGATAAAAGACTTTGAAATAGACGAAAATTTACCGGTCGAAACTTGGTGGGATTTGGGCATGAATGACTCCACCGTAATTATATTTGCCCAAAGGCGTAGCAACGGTGAAATTAGGATTGTGGATTGTTACGAAAATTCTAGTGAGGGATTAGAGCATTATTTTAATGTTATAGACGATAAACCCTATACTTATTCAAAACATATCGCCCCCCATGATATTAGGGTAAGGGAAATAGGAACTAATAAATCAAGATGGGAAACCGCAAGGGAGATGGGAATGGAATTTGAAATAGCACCTAAACTATCTATTGAAGACGGTATTGAACAAGTTAGACGTCTTTTGCCAAAATGTTATTTTCATAAAAGTAATTGCAAAAAATTAGTAGAAGCGTTAAAAAGCTACTGTAAACGATGGGATGAAAAAAATAATTGTTTTAGGAACAAACCCCTACACAACTGGGCATCACATTTTTGCGATAGTTTCAGATACGGTGCAATAACCGAACCGATTGAAAGAAGTAATTGGCAAAAACCAATTAGCGTCAATACAAGTTACATAGTTTAATATGGCAAAAAAAGATAAAGAAATTCAAGACATAGAATTACAAGGTATATTAGGAAGCCAAATAAGAAATTCCATAGGCTACTTAGGTGGAGAACTTTCTTCGCAAAGAAGAAAATCTATTGAATATTATTTAGGCGATAAACTTGGAACGGAAATAGACGGACGTTCACAAGTAGTATCAACGGACGTTTCCGATACGATAGAAAGTATCTTGCCAAACCTACTTAGGGTTTTTACCGCTTCCGATAAAGTTGTGCGTTGCGATCCGGTTACGGCCGAAGACGTTGCGTTAAGCGAACAAGCTACGGCATATTTAAATCATGTGTTCTACAAACAAAATGATGGTTTTTCATTGTTATATAATTTTTTCAAAGATGCTTTAATTGAAAAAAATGGTTTCTTAAAAGTTTATTGGGACGAAAGCGAAACAATAGAACATGAAACTTATAGAAATTTAACACCAGCTGAAAAAGAAGCGTTAAACGATACTAAAGATGAAATAGAAGTTGTTGAAGAAGAAGTATTGGTTGACGAAGTTGTTAAAGAACAACAAAAAATGGCAAAGGAACAAGCCGAAGCACAAGGTATAGATATTTCAAATGTAGAGTTTCCAGATCCGGTTTTATATAATTGCAAAATTAAAAGAATTAGAAAGAAAGGCCAAGTAAAAATTGAAAGTGTTCCGCCGGAAGAATTTTTAATTGAAAGAAAAGCTAAAACTATAAAAGATTCTGATTTTGTTGCCCACAAAGTTTATATGTCAAGAAGCCAATTAATTGAAATGGGTTTTGACGAAGAAACAATAAATAATTTACCGGCTTCACAAGACCAAAATTTTAATACCGAAGACGTAGCAAGAACAAGAAACATAGAAAGTTATAATTTAGATACGCCTACGGATAAATCTACGGAAAAAATCCAAGTATTTGAAACTTACATTAGATACGATTATGATAATGACGGTATTGCCGAACTTAGAAAAGTAATTTGTGCCGGAGAAGACGGACATTTTATTTTAGAAAATATGCCATGCGATAATGTTCCGTTTGTTACGATAACACCAATACCGATGCCGCATAGATTTTACGGAAGAAGTATTTCGGAATTAGTAGAAGACATTCAATTAATGAAATCTACTGTTATGCGTCAACTTTTAGATAATATGTATCTTACAAATAATAATAGGGTTGCCATAATGGACGGAATGGTCAATATGGACGATTTATTGACTACTAGACCAGGCGGTGTTGTTAGAACTAAACAACCACCAAACCAAGTTATGCAGCCATTACAAGCTCAACCAATTTCACAACAGGCCTTTCCTTTATTGTCATACCTTGATAGTGTTAGAGAAGTAAGGACAGGAATTTCTAAACAAGTTCAAGGTTTAGACCCCAATACCTTAAATGCTAAAACCGCAACAGGTGTTAATGCGTTAATGACACAAACGCAAATGAGGTCGGAATTGATAGCAAGAGTATTTGCTGAAACCGGCGTAAAAGATTTATTTAGAAAAATTTTTGAATTGATGGTTAAATATCAAGACAAACAACAAATCGTAGAAATGAATAATACTTATATTCCGGTAAAACCTACGGAATGGAAAGATAAATTTAATATAAATATTGTTGTTGGACTTGGTACAGGTTCAAAAGAACAACAAATAATGATGTTGAACAACATTTTAGAAAGACAATTACAAGCATTTAATCTTCAAGGCGGTAAAGAAATGCCAATGGTGACTTTGAAGAATATGTATAACACATTATCTAACATAATTGAAAACGCAGGACTTAAAAATGTGGACGCTTACTTCGTAAATCCTGATATTGGCAAACAACAAATGCCACCACCACAACCACCGCCGTTGACACCTATTGAAAAAATAGAATTTACTAGAATTGAATCGGAAGAAAAACGTAAAATTGCCGAACTTGAATTAGAAAGACAAGAATTAATGCAAAAAAATCAAGAAATGCAATTAGATTTTGAAACTAAAATGAAAGAAATGGCATTAAAGTACAATACACAAATTGATACGGCAAAAATAAAAGCAGATGCCGATTTAGATAAATTAATGGTAGCCGGAAATAGCAAGATACTTGAACAAGCCCAAAAATCTGCTAAAGTGCTATCGCAGCAAGTACAAGGATTAAATGGAAACGAAAGACCAGTCGCTCAGGGAAGAGGAAGTCAGCAGATCCCACCAAGCGAAACAAATACTGGAGAATAAACTTTTTCAAGAGTCAATAGACGAACTTAAAAAAATTTATTCTGAAGCATTGTTGGATAAAACAGGTGCTAAAGAAAGCGATACTAGGGAAAAACTCTGGATTGCTTATAATGTTGTTAGCAAAGTAGAACAACATTTAAAAACTATTCTTGAAACCGGTAAATTGGCGGAAAAACAATTAGAAATTTTTCGCAAAACCGAAAAAGAAAAAAAATTTTAACCAAATAAGGTTAAAATAAGCCAAGTCATAAGACAGCTTAACAATAG